TAATAGGAAAAAAGTTGTATATAAATACAAAGAGAATCGTTTTATTCGTAGTCAGTATAGAATCCACTATAAAGTTATGTGGAGACAGTTGTATAGAACAAGCGAGAATATCGATTTTGATGAGGAACAAGTAGATGATGAAAGTGTAAAGGAAGACGTTCAGAGCGAACTCGCAAGTGTTGTAAGTTCTAAAATAAATCAAGACCACGTAAAGAAAATGAACCGGATTTTCAAAAAACAACCACATTTATCAAAAATGTTTATGAATGAAAAATTGGAAAAAGAAAGGAAAGAGAGGGAACAGCAAGAGAAGGACCGTAATAAACGTCTCCAAGAAGAATCGAAGAAAAAGGCGATTTTATTAAAGAAACAACAACAAGAAAAATTAGAACCAAAATTAAATCAAGTTCAAAACATAATGAATCCTCAAATTATGGAGCAGTTCCAGCAATTTTTGAAGTTTCAGCAAATTCAATCAGGGATGAATCAATTGCCGCAGGTTCCAATGGAAATTAAAACATTTCGCGAATTTACTGATACGAATGAAGAATCAGTAAAGACTGATAAGAAAACCGAAGTCATCATTAAACAGAACCGTCCTCAGAATTTGGCTCAACAACGTCAATCGCTAATGAAAATTTTGAGCAAGAAGAAATAGAATTTGCGTATTATTTAATTTTTGAGTAATAATTATTTGCGGATTCTAATTGTTCAGGAGTATTTATGTTATAAATCTCCATTTCATCCGTAATAATAACACTACTTATATATTCATCGTTTTTAACTAATATTCCAAAAATATCCGTTAAATAATATTCATTTTGGGCATTTTCATTGCTCAACTGATGAATATATTTCTTCAAGAGGTCATACGACAAACAATATAGACCTGCATTTATAAGGGTTATCTTCTTCTGATTCGCGTCGCAGTCTTTTTCTTCAACAATTCGATTGAACCGTTGATTTTCCAATACAATTCGTCCATATCCGTGCGGATTTGCTACGTCGCAAAGTAGGAGAGACGCTTCAAATTGGGCGCCAGTTATTTTGAGAATAGTCTCCCTCTTAATAAAAGGCGCATCTCCATTACAAATTAGGATTTTAGTGTTTGGAACTCCATCATAATATTTCTCTATTTCGCGGAAGGCGACTTGGACGGCATGGCCGGTCCCCAACTGCGGGTCCTGATGAACCCACGCAATATTATTCTGGGGGACGATGTAATCATCAAGGCGTTTCTGTCCATATACAATAAATAGGCGTTCGAATGATGCTAATTTATCGATGACGTGTTGAAGAAGCGACTTTCCATCAATCTTATGTGCCGGTTTTGGTAAATCTGAATTCATCCTTTTTCCGAGGCCTCCTGCTAAAATAATAGCAATCATATTTTATTATATAATATAATATATTATGAAGTTTTACCAATTGAATAATTTAGAAAAAAAAGAGTCCAAATTTTTTAATGATAAGAGGGAACCAATCACGGAGGGGGATTTACCGGAGAATATTCAGAAAGTAGCATTAGGATTTCCAAAAGCAATCCTCTATTATCCCCCGCTAAACGACAAAATATATGCATGTGTAATAGACAACGCTGGAAGGAAACAGTATTTTTACACTAAAAAGTATTTGGAAAAGGCAGAAGGAAATAAGTTTAAGAATTTTACTCAAATGATTCAGAGGGTTGATAAATTATTGGACTATTGCTATAAGCATTATAATGAAATAACCACGTCGATTGTTTTGATGGATGAATGTAATTTCCGGATTGGCCATGAGAAGTATAAGAAGCTTTATGGAACAGATGGGGCGCTTACATTGACGAAGGACCACATCCGCAAAAAGGATGACAAGATACATATTGAATTCTTGGGGAAGAAGAAGGAAGTGAATTATTGTTTATTGGATGATAAGGAATCCCATCTTTATAAAATATTGGACCGCTTCCTTTCTAAAAATCAGAAGGATTTATTCAAGAATATTAAGTATGATGATGTTTATCAACTCATTAAGAAATACAAGCTTAAACCAAAAGATATCCGTCAGGTGGGTGCGAATCGTCAGTTCTATTTGAACTTGAGGCGGATGCGTTTGAAGGGAGAGACAGTTAAGGAGTGTAAGCAATTTATGAAGGAGGTTCTTGAAATAACGGGCCGGAGAATGAATCACACACCCGCTGTTTGTAAAAAGAAGTATCTCATCCCAAAATGGTTCGAGTTTCAGGGGGAGGAAGTCCATAAATTGAAAAAATATGCTTCGTCTCACTCATTTTTAGAGACTGTCTCTTACGTAATGAATTATAGAATTTAGAAAATTATTATATTATTTATAATATAATGGTTGAGAAGAAAGCGAAGAAAGCCACAAAAGCAAAAAAAGCAACTAAAAAACCAGTGAAGAGGGCGACTAAGTCAAAGAAGGATGATAAGCTTATATACGGGGAATCCAAGTATGTTAAGGAGTTGAAGCCATCCGATTTTAAGGTTATCGACCTTAAAAGAAAACTGGTGCCTCTTGATGGAAAGCCGACGATTACTGTTTATTATGCGCATTGGTGTCCTCACTGCCATAGCCAAGAAATGACTCAACTATGGGAATCACTTGCGGAGGCCCTTCACAAAAAGACTAGTATTCAGACAGCTGCGTTCAATGCCGATTATAATTCAAAACATAATGAGATAGCAGAAGCAAATGGTATTCAGGGATTCCCGACGATTCAGTATTCTGATAGTCGGGCAAATTCTCCGATTGAATACATGGGTCCGCGAGACCCGAAAAGTATTCTGACATTCCTTCATCAAGCTATGAATCGATGATAAATTATAAAAATCAAACATTGTGTTTGATTTAACAAGAACGAACATGGTCCCAGAAGATTCCTCCATCTTGACGCCAACTTTCACGTGTTTCGTAGATTATCAGCGGGTTAACCACGGATGACCTATAATCGCCAAGTGAAATTGTGTTAATCAAAAGAGAACCATCATCATTCATTTTAAATGAATCGAAATGTTCATGTTCTCCCATTTTCAGAACGGTGTTCTGTTGGCCCGTAATCAGATTGATTGAAACCACAATGAGTGCGGAATTCCAAGGATTGATACAACACACAAAGTATGGAGTCCCTTCAACAAAAATCAGAATCCCACCATTAATTCCATGTCTGATTGGGTAATTGCGCATTGTAAAAGTTCCATTTTCCAGTGTAAATGACAGAATCATGCGTCCAATGCTCAGAATAATGATATTTTTTTTGACAAAGCGCTTGTAGGGCCATTCATTGTATCGTTTAAATTCGATTTTTGAAAACCCACCCTTTTCGAAAACAAATGACACGAACATAAGCCCCGAGAACAACACAACAATGTCGTCTTTAACAAAAAGTTGGAAAGTGCCACTCAGATGTTCGCCAAATGGGTTTTCAAACAGATATTGTTTGTCTTGGAAGATGAGACAAACAAGCCCACTTTCAAAGACATAAACAAAAAGATGATTCCCAAAAAAATTGGTTTTTTCCATAAACATCACTCGTTTTGAACTGTATATTTTTCTCAATTCATCACGGATTTCTTGGTCTGAACCAGTTAATCCGTTCATACTGATTAATTCCTGAATTAATAATCTATGATACATTTTATATATTTAAAAAATTAACCCTTTTTTACCATCAATTTTATACAAATGATACCATCCTTGAAAAAATCTCGTAATCAACCCCATGCGTAAGCGCTTTATTTATTATGTCTCTGAACATAATATGTAAATCTTCTAATTCCATAAATCTCTTAATTATTGCCAATATATACTTATAATCGCTCTTAATTTCATAAACATTATTCGGATATTTTAATTCGAGCATAAAAATAGAAATCATATACGGTATCAACTGTTTATGTTTCAATACCCGATGGATAGGCCATATATAATAAGAAATCTCATTCTCCCTAAAAGTCTTATCCATCTTATCTTTATTTCGCATCATCCCCATATCAATCATTTTTATATTATTGTTTATATCAACCATATAATTTGCGCGTTTTATATCAATATTTATCAAATCAATACTCAACAATTCATCAACTGATTTGATTACTTTTTTACATACTTCCTCTGGTTTTATATTTATGCTTCTAATGTCAAAATAGCGGGGCATGATGATAACATAGTTCTCTTCATAAATAATAAACTTTTTAACTTTATTATTGTGTTCTGTATAACTTTGACGAGGAATATCATTCGCTGTTTTATTAATTGATATATGCGTTGATGATTTAATATCAAGTTCACCATTATAATATAATATTTTCCCATAGCAATATTCAGAACTAACCACTTCAAAAGATTTCTCAGATGTGATTATTTTATCAATGACCTCAATTTCATCGTAATCTATTAATTCATTTGTATTATCGAGATGTGGATTTAAACATAATATTTTTACGCAATAGTTGTCATAGTTTGTTGTAAAAACGTATCCATATGTCCCGCAATTTAAAAATTTGGGAAGAGTTATAACATAGTCCTCATTTTTTTTGAATTGCTCAATATTTGAATTTACAACATTTATTTTTATTTGATTCATGATTATTCTTCTAACATAAAATATTTTTATATTCTTAAATTATAAAATAATGGGAAAATTAGAAATATCAAAGGAATTGACTGATAAAATAAGCAAGAGTCTTCAAATAAAACAGACAGATATAGTTGATAACAGCGCAAATAAACCAATTGTTAGAAAAGTTGATTCTCCAAAATATTCTCCAATAAAAAAGAAAGACTCTCCACAAAAACAATCAACACCAAAATATTCACCAGTAAAAAAGAAAGACTCTCCTCTAATAAAACCATCTCCAATAAAAAATAAATACAACGAATATCAAGAATATCCGAAACAATATCATAAAGAGTCGCATCCAAAAAAATTAGATAGACTAAATACCTCAAATAAATTAGACTATATGAAAATATCGAAGATTGTCTTTATTTCGTCAATTGTCGGCGGTATTGGAATAACACTCGGTATAAAATTAGGAACCATATTATTTTTGTAAAAATTGAATATAAAATCTATGGTTTATATTATAATAATATGGAAGCAGAAATGGATACAGGCATACATACAATAACTGAATATTTCTATAAGAACGAAGATGTAGAGGAGTATATTGTAGTTGATAATCGCGATATATACGAAGAATCCCAAAGGATTCTATATGAAAAGATAAAGCAAACATTTCTCAAATATCAAATATATTTGAAAATAATAAAAGACAACTCGGAAGGAAAGGAAACTAAAAGCCTAAATACTGAAATCAGTTTTACGCGTTTATTTGAATTATACAATATTCCAAAAACAATCCGATTTGAAGGAATACACGAGGTCGATTATTTATCAATCCAGAATTTGAACAGATTCGCCACGTGCTTCATTCCGCGCGATACAGAATATCGCGATAATATAGACGGAATAGCAACACTTATTGACGGAAAATTAGTCCTCATTGATATTGCGAA